AGTTTCAGTGATCTCAAATATATTGGAGTCAAACCAGATAGTGTCGGAATCAACCAACACTGGTATAATATTAATGGTCATGAAGTCCCTGTGGACGCAATCGAAGAATTGGAATGTGAGGAAGTTGATGAAAGTGACACCATTTGAAACCTACCAAACATATCTTTCCGTTAAGAATCATTTTTCAAATCCGAAATATGATTATTTTAAATACGGTGGTAGGTCAAGAGCAAAGATAACAGCATTTAACAAAAGAAAGGATAAGTATTGGTTTGAGAAAACATCAAGAAAATATCCTGATAAAGAGATTGTGGAATTTCTTGTATCTAACTTTGTATCTGCTGATAATCCGCAAAGTTTGTGGATTGGTGAGATCATGAACTCTGGTGAAAAAGTATACTCTGAGTGGTCAAAAACTCAGCAGAGTCTAGGGTACATTTTTAAAGATAAGATTACTGATTTATTAGACAACAATGGTCTGGAGGAGTTATTTGATTGTTCTAATGGTCATCCACTTCTGTTGAAGAAATATCTTGGTGGAGAACTTAACTTAGAGATAATTGTTATACTTGAACAGATCTTTGGTTTTGTGAAAGACTTTGATAAAAAGTTGGATGATCCTGTGTGGGAAACCGTCAGTATGAAAATAAGGAAATATATTCCTTTCATAAATATAGATGTATTCCAATACAAGAAGGTTCTTAGAGAATTACTATGAGTGCTTTTTTTGAATCAGAAATCATTAAAGAGGCATTGGACGATATCAATAAACTTCAAGAAGATGTTTATGGAAAACTCGTTCATTTCCACATGATGACTTATGATGAACAAATAGATCATGTAAGCAAACTAACAGAATTGTTAGATAAACAGCGTATTATGTATACTAGATTATCACTATCAGATGATCCAGATGCAGTTATTATGAAAGAAAGTTTGAACAAAACAGTTACCATGATGGGGTATCCCGAAGGAACTGATATTGCTGTATTATTCAAAAATATGCATGCCACTATTGACGCACTGAAAGAGTTTCTCGAAACATAAATAGCTAGTTACACTAGTTACTTTATGTATCATAAACACGATCAAATTTCAATCCACCGTAATCCACTCAGAGAATACTCAACACCTCTTAAAAGAGAAGAGTACAAAAGTCCCAAATATCATCAGATCCGCATTTATTTCAAATGTGAACGAAAAGTTGACTGAAGAGGACTTTTCTGATATAATCTAAACATCCCCCGAATCCAAATTAATCCGAGGTAATCTAAATGTCATTCGCAGACTTAAAAAAACAATCCAAATTAGGTTCTTTGACCGCTAAATTAGTGAAGCAGGTCGAGAAGATGAATAATAATGGAGGCTCAGGTGATGAGCGTCTATGGAAACTAGACGTTGATAAGTCAGGTAACGGTTATGCTGTTATCAGATTTCTACCTGCACCAAATGGTGAAGATCTACCATTTGTAAAATTATATTCACATGCCTTCCAAGGACCTGGTGGTTGGTATATTGAAAACTCTCTGACTTCACTAGGTCAGAAAGACCCAGTATCCGAATACAACACATCTTTGTGGAATAACGGTACAGATGCTGGAAAAGAGTTAGCAAGAAAGCAAAAGCGTAAACTAACTTACATTTCCAACATATATGTTGTGAAGGATCCTGCAAATCCAGATAATGAAGGGAAAGTATTCCTATTCAAGTATGGTAAGAAAATCTTTGATAAACTTACTGCTGCGATGCAACCTGAGTTTGAAGACGAAGAAGCAATCGACCCATTTGATTTCTGGCAGGGTGCTAACTTCAAGTTGAAGGCAAAGAATGTAGCAGGTTACAGAAACTATGATAGTTCTGAGTTTGCTGCACCTAGTCCTATCCTAGATGATGACGATGCTCTAGAAGCATTATGGAAGAAGCAGTTCTCCCTTGCTGAGTTGGTCGCTGCAGATCAGTTCAAGTCATATGAAGAATTGAAGAAGCGTCTTGGTTACGTTCTTGGAAATGCTGCACCTCGTCAAGATGCAGAAGTTGAAGATGAAGTTGAAATCATCGAGAGAGAAAGAGCAGAGCAAGTTGTTACTGCTGCAACCTCATCAAGTTCAGCACCAGTCACTGCTAGTGCAGATGCTGACGAAGAGGACACACTCTCATACTTCGCAAGACTCGCTGAAGAGTGAGATACAATCAACTCTGTCTAACATTGTTAGTCATAGCAGCATATTTAAATTTACTACTTAAGTAAAAATAGACCGTAGAGAAATCTACGGTCTTTTAATTTGGATCTGTATTTCTTGTATTTTCTGTTCTTATAACTCTATTATTAACAAACTGAGAAGATTTACTATAACTCATGATACTTCTCATATCACTCAAAAATAATTCAAGATACTCTGGTCTCAATATGGTTAGATTTCTTTTATCTTCATTTATTTTTGATTCATATTCATAATTAGTAACTCCTCCTACAGGGTTCAAAGTTGCAGTTGATGATGTCGGATCAGGTATTGTGAAATTAGCATCAACCACTTTACCTTTTGGAAGGTATACTTTACCAGAAGAATCTTTTACCTCTGTGGTTACATAATATTTTATTTGATTTAAATCATTTCCATATTTGTTAAGGGAGTATTCATATATTTCTTTACTAGTAAGTGGCCATTCATCTCTGATGTTGACGATACCACCAGTATGAATCACGACCCAATCATATGTTGATGAACCATACAAATCATTAGCAACCTGATCAGGTCTAAATCCATCTCTAATATAATAATTTCTTAAAAATGTAATGTTAGATTTTAAATCGTCACGAAGTTTAACTCTACGGAATAAATTCTTAACTTGTACATACTCATCAGAAGATGATCTTGTCGAAAATGGAGATTGATATTCTATTATAGGTAATTCTCTAAAATAACTCATTAGTATCCAACTCCTCCTACATTATCATAGTCTTCAGCAAATATTGGATTGAGTTCTTTAAATTGCAAATCCATTCTAATGTGTGTTGGAGTTCCGTCATAAAAAGTTGAGTGTGCACCACTTGCAGAGTAATTAACTTTCATATCACTCAAAACTGCTGGTAGGAAACTATTTAAAAATGGGTGCTTATTAGATCCTTTCATGTAGGTAAGTTGAAATACACTAGGTGTTCTAATAAAAACTCCATTGTTAGTTCCTTCTTTTGATGATCTACGAGGTGCCATCTCAGTTTTTAATTTTCTTATAATATTCATGACGGTTAATCCCTCATGGGGATTTCTTGGAAAGAACTGAAACTGAAATGGAAAATTTCTAATTCCAACACCTTGAAATAATAATTCCAAGTTTGGATTTAAAACTTGACCAGTTGATCTTGAAATAAGTTGGTTAACATTTACATTACCACCTAAAGCACCGATAGCGGTTCCTGATAACGCAGTAGCGATTGTAGTCTGTGTGCTTGGGTCTTTAAAAGCATCATTTCCTGCTTGCAAAGTAGCATTAAATGCTCCTTTTAATCTATCCACATTTCCTTGTATGATTTCACTAGCACCAGCTAAACCAACTGCTTCTATAGGATTTAAAGAAGATTCTCCATATTGTACTCCCTGACTATCAGTTATATTTCTAGGCATAGGAAGGCATATTATCGCTTTTATTTTTTTGTTCTTTTCTTCTAATGGATCTTTGAATGCCTGACTATTTGATCCTTCTTTCAGTGCAAAAGTTCCAGTTTTTTCATTTGGTTTAAGATTTGAAATTCCAATCTTTTCTCCTGCATCATTTTTATCTACACTAAACGCTGGTAAATCCAAACCTGGTGCTTGATACTCAGCAATCTCCATCATAAAGTAATCAGTTTCCGAATCGTTTTTTCTTGCTACAGGATATGTGAAGAGTTTTGTTTTATGACCATCTGCCTTATTATTACTTGATGTTTCTTTATCAGTTGACGCAAAAGTATTAGCATCTATACTATCAAACGTAGATGAATCGGTATATTGATTTATTTCGTCTAAATTTACTTCAGCCATTAACTTTTTTAACTATTTAGGAGGTTTCATCTAAAGATCTCTAACTTCATATAATCCACTTTGTATTTCTGGTATATAAGATTCTTGACCACCACCAAAATAATATGTTATATCCTCTTTAGGCACATATCCTTGCACCTCAGTGGAAAGACAAATACGAGGTATCGAGCTTGAAAACCCAGAGTGTCGAAGACCTTCACTAATGTAAATTGTATCACCAGCTTTTAAAGTCACTGGATCTGTTCTTTCTATTGAATATGATACTTCACCTTCAAGACATATTATCAATACATTTCCATAATCTGTATGTTCACCAATACCCTCAGATGCTCCTATGGAACAAAATAACTGAAGATCTGTTAAATCATATTTTGAATATTTTTCTATCACATCTTTAAATTTTGGAGGAAAAGACTCAATGGGTATGTAACCTGACTTTAGAGTTCCATTGACATGTTCATATACTGTTCCAGGCTTATTCTGATGTGTTTTTATTAGTTCTATCGCTTCTTCCCAATACATAATTTTTTAACTATTTAGGTGGTTTCATTTGAAAATTCTGAAATGGTATCAATTCAAGGTCTTTAAGTTCATCAGCAGTAACTTCATACAGTCCACCTTGAACCTCTGGATATGTATATTTTCTGTTTCTACCCCAGTGAAAGTTGTATGCTATAAATCCATACGAAAATACTTCGGTCACTTGAACTAGTGGATTTAAATCAAATCTAATTTCTGGTGTTTTCGCCATGTATCGGAACACATAATAAGAACCTGGTATGGGTACTACAGGACCTTCAGTCAATACACTTTTTACTCTTGTTGCTAATTCATCAGGATTCTTGATTGATACTAGACTATCAGAGATAGGACGAACACGATTTCCAATCGTGTCTTCAGGTCTGTCTTCTTGATACAAACCTTCATCCACTAATTTTTGTCTTAGTCTAAGTAGTGCTTTAGGTGATAGTCGTGTTGCTCTACGTGCCATATTTTATACCTAACTCTTTCTCTGTAAATACTTTAAACTCATATCCACGATCCTTACACCATTCATCTGCTGCTTCCCATTTCGCTTGATTTTTGGCGTACTCATATGCTTCACGTAAGTATCCCTTAGTCTGTCTTTTTGGTTTTGCTGGTGGTTTAGTTTGTCTGTTAGGTTTAATTTCTATAATATATTTCTTGATTGCACCAGTGCTTTCTTTCACTTTAATATAGAAGTCTGGAAAATATCTATGAGGTCTATTATCAATCGGGGAACGATACCAGACATACATTTCTTCACTACCCCATTCAAGTATTCGTTCATTATTATCACAATATACCATGAACTTTCTTTCCCAAAGTGACCTATAAACAATGTTTGTAGGATTACCTTTATACTTTCGTGGGTAAGATGGTTGATATTTACCCTTGTAAGACATCTAAATAATAATAAGACAAGTTTTAGGTATTTAGAGTGGTAAAACCCCGTAGAATATCAGATTTTAAACCTACATTTACAAACTTAGCACAAACATCACATTATCAGTTGATATTTGGTGGATTACCTCTTGGTGTAAGACAACATTTAAATGTTCGTGGAGTTGATTATAGATTTATGACTGAGACCACTGGATTACTTTGTAGTAGTGCAGTGATTCCTGGTAGCACATTAGCAGATACTAAGGTTATAGGAAACTATCAGGGTGTTATAGAAAATATGACTCATGCTCGTATTTTTCCAGATATAGCACTAGAATTTTATGTTGATAGTGAGTACAAAATTATGAAATTTTTTGAGCACTATATTGAATTTGTTGCTGGCGGTTCAAGAGAAGATCAAGCTCAAGAGGATTATTATCATCAAATGGAGTATCCATCTGATTACAAGATGTATCAAACTAAACTATTAAAATTTGATAGAGATTATAAAAATGAAATTCAATTTAATTTTTTTGGTATGTATCCTTATCAAATTGCTAACATCCCAATAAAATATGAAAACTCAAATGTTTTGAAAATGACTGTTAATTTTCATATTGATAGATATTCGTCAGGTAGATCATCAAGTTACGATAAGTATAGAAGAAGAAATAATAATAAAGTTTCTACTGCGAAACCTGCAGGAGCAGCAGCAACAGAAGTTGATTTTAATTCCTCAGTTAACATTGACGAAATGAGTCAATATACCGACTCATCCACGTTTGATAATATAGACGCTAATACTTTTTCATGATAGACTCAGATTAACGTACTATATAATATACAAATTAATAATATATTATGGCTTTACCCAAGATTAGCACCCCAACTTATGAGTTGACGGTTCCATCTACTGGAAAAAATTTAAGATACAGACCATTCCTTGTAAAGGAGGAGAAAATATTAATAATCGCTATGGAGAGTCAATCTGAAAAGCAGATTGCTCAAGCAGTTACTGATGTGTTGTCTAATTGTATTTTAACTAAAGGAGTGGATGTTAATGACCTATCCACATTTGATATAGAATTTTTGTTTCTGAACATTCGTGGTAAGTCTGTTGGTGAAACAGTTGATGTAATGATTACTTGCCCAGATGATGATAAAACGAAAGTGCCTGTGCAGGTTAATTTAGATGATATTAAAGTGATCACAAACGATAATCATACAAGAGATATACCTCTTGATGGTAATTTGACTATGAGAATGAAATATCCTGCTATGGGTGAATTTGTTAAAAACAACTTTAATACTGATATGCAGGTAAATGATACATTTGATTTGGTTATCTCTTGTATCGAACAAGTTTTCAGTGAAGAGGAATCATGGGCAGCATCAGATTGTACTAAGAAAGAATTAAATGAATTTCTTGAGCAACTAGACTCAAATCAGTTCAAGCAAATTGAACAATTTTTTGAGACAATGCCTAAATTATCACATACTATTAAGGTAACAAATCCAAATACAAAGGTTGTAAATAATATAGTTCTTGAGGGATTAAACGCTTTTTTCGGGTAGGTATGGCTCATGAAGACCTTGAGTCATACTTTAAAACAAATTTTGCCTTGATGCAACACCATAAATATAGCTTGACAGAGCTAGAAAATATGATTCCGTGGGAAAGAGACATCTATCTCACTCTTCTTCAACAATATATTGAGGAGGAAAGACTGAAGCAACAACAGGAAAACGGTATCAATGGATGAAGAACAGCAGGAGGAACAACAACAGCAGCAGGGGCAAGAACAACCCATAGCTCCAGCAGCGTTTACTAATTTAAATATTACTCCAGCTCCAAGAAGACCAATATCAACATTCTCATTATTCAATCGTCAAGCACTTGAAAGAGATGAGTCAATTTCTGGTGCAGTAAAAAAGAATCAGATAGCAATAAATTCTATAAATTCAGCACTTGTTAATATTACAGGTCAGGTTGTAAATCTATCAAGATCACTTAATGTTGTTGCTGAAAAATTACAAGAGTCATCAACATTAGAGAAATTAAAGATAGAGCAAGAAAGACGACAACAACAAATGCTTGCGGATCTCAACTCAAGAAGAGGAGTTGAGAATAGTTTAGAGAAAAATATTCAAAGAGCATTGTTTGCTCCGATACAAAGAATAGGTGCAAAAACAAGATTTAGTTTACAAAGGTTAGTTCTTTTCTTTAATACTTTGCTTGGTGGATTCCTTGTAATGAGGGCGATAAAATTAATATCTGCTCTGACTTCAGGAAATAAAGAACAACTAGAAAATATAAAGAGTGGGATACTTAAACAACTTACTGCGGTAGGAGGAATATTTTTAGCAATCAATGGTGGATTAGTACTAGCTTTAAGAAGTATCACTAGATTAGCAGGTTTTTTAACTCAAGTTGCAGTAACAAACTTGTTGATAAGACCAATACAGTTAATATTCCAGATAGCAAGAGGCATAGCAACTGCTATCGCTGGTGGAATGGCTACAGGGGGCACACCACCCATTATACCACCAAATACTAATACCCAAAATAATAAAAATAACAATACTAGAAATAATACTAGAAATAATAATTTAAATAAATTTGCAGTAGGATTTGCTAACCTATCTTTAACAGGTTTAGATATTGCAGGTGGTGAAGATCCAAGTAGAGCGATTGCTGGAGGAACAGGATCATTTGGAACATTTTTATTATTAAACCAAGTTGGTGCTTTTTTATCCAAACAGAAGAGTCCTCGACTCAGAGCGTTAGGATATGGTTTACAATTTACATCACCAATACTTGGTGAATTTTTTGGGAGACCATTAGGAAAACAAGGATTCGATCTTGTTACACAATCTTTAGGTTTACAGTCAATATCTCCAAATCAACAGGGAGATCTTTTTGGTGGAACTATTGATCAAATTAGTAGGAATAATATTAACGTAACAACAGTGCCCACACCCAGTAACATGCCGATGAATGTTGAGGGTAGAGCTGCTTTATTGATGTTTGCACCTCCAAGCAATCCAAATAATCCATATGTTTTGAATTCATTTATTCAATATAACGTATTACCAGTAGTATAATGAGATCAATTATAAACCTAAACAATATTAATAGATCTCTATCTAGTTTAGGTAGATCGGTGCAAGGTGCTATCAAAAGAACGGAAAATATTTCGGATAACATAAAGAAAAGAAATCTAGATAAGAAAGAGTCTATCTCAATGTCTAAAGAATTCTTTGCTAAAAGAAGAGATTTGCAGAGGAGAAGAGAGAAGGAAGAATTACTTGAAGCAGGTGGAGTTTTAGGTGTTTTAAGATCGAGTGGAAGATCAATTCGTAAGACAACCAAAGGATTTTTGGGAAGAATACTAGAATTTATAGGGAAACTAATTCTTGGATGGGCGATTCTTAACTTACCAAGAATTATTAAAATTACTCAAGATGTGATTAAAAGAATGCAAAAATATTTTTCAATATTGACTAATTTTGTAAATGATATAGCAACTTTGTTTACTGATTTTGGTAGTAAAATCACAGAGATTGCAACCACACTATTACCATTTGATTTTGAACAATTTAATGATAAGGTAAAAACATTTATGAATAAAATTAGAAATGCTTTTGATCAACTTGTTCTCAACACCATAAAAACAGTCAAGGTTTTTACCGATAAGAGTGAAAGGCAACTTGCTTATGATATAGGATTAGGTGAATTATATGATAGAATGAATAATAAACAGAGTGATAATCAACAGGGAGATGATACACAAGAGGGTGGAGAAGAAGAGGGTGGTGGTGATGAAGATGTACAAATTGATGAGAAAGAAGAAATAGATAGATTAATACAGGGTGGAATTGAAGCGTTGAAGGAGAAGAGGGGTGGTGAATTAACCAAGGTCGATAAAAGAAAGATACAAGGTAAAGAACCTCTTGAGATTTACAGATATTTGTTGGATCAGGAAATTGGATTGTACATCAATGAAAGGGATGGTGTTATGGGATTCATGTCTCTTGAGGGATATAATTTTGCTGTAAAGAATAATCCTGAACTTCTAAATTTTTTAAAACCAGTGCCAGTATCAGACAATCCATTCGACATGAGTGAATATGAAGCTTCTGGTTTTTCTGATGATAGCAGTATATTTGATGATTTGCGAGAAAGATACTATGATTTTGAGGGAGAAATGTCTGATAAGTTTGATTCTTTTAAAAATTTATTTGACTTCAGTGATCCTAATAAAGGCAAAGTAAATAATATTGAAATTGAAGTTCCTATAGAAGGTGGAAACTCTGAATTTAATTTCTCTGGACTGAATCTGGATTTAGATTTCAGTGGTAATACTAAATATGATGTAGGTAATTTTAAAAATAAAGCACTACAGGACATAAACAATTAAGATGGGAGCAATAAATCCAGCAATATATCAAGAAATGGAAATCTCCGCAGAGACAACTACGGGAGAACCAAAGACTATTGACTTGAAATTAGGTGTTGTAAAATTTAATTACTATGAGGATTTATTTTCACCATGCTTGACTGCACAATTACTTATTGTAAGTGCTGGTGGAGCTGTCCAGACTGATGTAAAAAAGGGTGAGAGTGGTGAGACCATTGAAAACGTTTATAGTGGACTACCAATACGTGGTGGAGAGAGAGTTAAAATAAAAATAAAACCAAATACAGAGAAAAATGTCGCATTAGAATTTGATACACCCGAAAAATATTTTTATGTATCCAACGTATCAAAACAATTCTCTGATGGTTCAAAAGAAATTTTTACATTAGATTTAGTTTCTAGAGAGGCGATAACCAATGAGACATCTAGGGTGGTAAAAAGATATCCTAAAGAAAGTAAGATAAGTGATCATGTAAAAACAATAATTGAAGACAGACTAGCTTCATCAATTAAAGATGAAGATATTGATGAGACAGTGAATAAGTATGGTTTTATAGGAAATCTAAAAAAACCTTTTCATGTGTTAGTTTGGTTAGCTTCTAAATCAAAACCAAAGAAAGGTTTACCAGGATATTTCTTCTATCAGACGAAGGATGGATTTAAATTTAAATCTATAGACACTTTAATAGAAGATGGAAATAAATCTGAAAAAATAACTTATAGAGAAACAAATTATAAACCGTCATCAGTATTATCTGATGTTGCAGATTTTACAATATTGCAGTATAATGTAGTTCAGAACAATGATTTACTTACTAAATTAGCACTCGGACAGTTTTCAAGTCACATCATGGAGTTTGATCCTTTACTAGGAGCATTCACCACCCAAGAGCAAGGTAAATTTACACTAGACAACATAACCAGTGAATCAATAAATTTGGGTGAGACACCAGAGGTTCCAAAATTACTGAATGATGATACCACTCAAAACTTAGGCACTTTACCAAGTAGAATGATAACAATGGTTACTGATCGAGGTGTATTAGATTTTGAACCTGTTACAGATAAAAACTCTGATCCAAAATTATGGCAGAGACAAGCATACATGAGATATCAGTTATTATTCACTCAAGTTTTAAATATGGTTGTCCCTTTAAATACTAATTTATCTGTTGGTAATATAATATTCGTTGAGTTCTTACAATCAAATATGGAGTCAAAGGAGAGAGATAGGCAGCAGAGTGGTAGTTATATGATAAAAGAATTATGTCATCATTTTGATCCTAATCAATCACTTACTTCTATGACCTTAATTAGAGATACGTTCGGGGAGATAAGTCAATAATGGAATCTCCTAATTTTAAAACTAATTTTATAGGTAAAGATGGATTTGTCTGGTGGATTGGGCAGATAGCACCAGAAGAAAATTGGATTGAAAATTTTGGTAATAATGAAAAGGCATGGGGAATGCGATATAAGGTTCGCATCATGGGATATCATCCATATTCTAACGCAGAATTACCAGACAAAGATCTGCCTTGGGCACAGGTATTAACAGCACCAGGTAACTCTGGATCTCAAAATACTGCAGAGACTGTTCGTCTTGCACAAGGAGATGTGGTCGTTGGATTTTTC